GCGGTGACCATGATCGCGACCCAGTAGTAGTCCGTCTTCGAGATCGTCTGCGCGGCCGCAAGCGGCAGCGTCTTGGTGGTGTTCGCCGCCCACGGCGCCGTCGTCTGATCCGCGCTCTGCGACAGCAGCGCCGGTGTGCCCGCGTTGCTGTAGAGCGCGAACCAGTAGTTCGTCGGGGTGCCGGCCGCCGTGTTGCCGGACCGCACCGAGACGTTCGTGATGACGTCACCGGCGAACAGCTTGACCCGCACGGCGGTCATCACGCCGGTCGCGAGGGCGACCTGGTTGGTGTCCGAGGCCGAGTCGTACAGCCCGACGCGCGGCTGGTTGACGCGGTAGAAGGTGTCCGGGCTCGACGGCGCCGCGGCGTCGAGCCAGGTCAGGATGTCGCGGTAGTTGCGGACGAGGCCGCCGAGCAGCGTCACTTGTCTTCCTCCTGGGTCTCGTCGCCCTTGGTGAAGTGGGCGACGAGCTCGTCGCGGGTCATAGCCTTGGCGTCGTCCTCGTGCATGCCGTGGTCGACGGCGAACGCACGCCAGGTGTCGGTCGACGCCGACTTGCGAGGCAGAACCTCTTCGACGCCGTCGCCGTCGACGTCCCGCAGGACCATCGGGTCGTCCTCCTGGTTGCCCGCCTGGGCGTCCAGGTCCTCGAGGGCCTCGGCCGCGGCCGGGTCCTCGTCGTTGTCGAGTGCCGCCTCGAGGGCCTCGTCGTAGTCGTCGATGCCGTAGCCGGCCGACCGGAAGTAGGCCAGCTCGGTGGCGTCGTCGGCAACCTTCGCGATGCCGTCGACGAAGGTGACCTTGCCGACGGTGTCGTTGACGCCCGGAACCGGGGTGCGTACGAGCTTCATGATCAGGCCACCTTCACCGAGCGCAGGACTGCGGCGCTCTTCGAGTTCTTGAGCACGACGGCCAGCGGGCCGATCTCGAGCTCGCCGGACTTGTTCGCCCCAGCCGAGCTGAAGTCGGGCATCCAGGTCTGCACCAGCGGGTGCCCGGCCATGGACACCGCGTGGAAGCCGTCGAGGCCGAACGTGACCGCGTAGATGTCGGTCAGGCCGGTGCCCGCGGCGGTCGGGATGATCGGGCTGGCGCCGTCGTAACGGTCGCCGATGTCGACGAGCACCCACGAGCCGTACATCTCGATCTGACGGCCGAGGTCGTCCTTGACTGAGGTGTAGAGCGACGCCCAGCGAGCCAGGGAGCGGATCCGGGCGATCGCCCGGGTGTTGCCGAGGATCGCCTTGACACCCGGCTCGATGGCGCCGGGCGCGCCCTGGTCGCCGCTGCCGGTGTGCGACGGCACGATCAGCGACAGCCAGTCGTCCAGCTCGTCGAGGCGGGAGTTCGCCAGTGCCTGCGTGTTCACCGTCGCCGGCGTCCAGTCGGCCGAACCGGCCAGGTAGCCGGCCGTCTTCTCCGTGCTGGATCCGACCAGTGCCTTGGACAGACCGTCGAAGCCGGCCGCGTCGACGGAGGTGTCGCCCAGGATCATCTCCTGCTGCAGCCGGATCGGCGCCGAGGTGATGAGCTGCTGAAGCTGGAAGGTCAGCTCGTTCGTCGACGCGGGTCCCAGGTTGGCGAGCACCCGGTCGAGGGTGAACGCGCCGCCGTGGGGCTTGAGGTCGACGGTGAACCGCTGGCGGACCGCCTGGCCCGGCACGTACTCGGTGTTGTACTGCCGGAACGCGGTGGGGGCGGCGGTGATGAGCCGCGTGTAGCCGTAGGTCAGCGTGCCGCCACCGGTGCCGGGGTTGACGCTGTTGTCGAAGGGCATGTGGTCCCACAGCCAGGAGTACCGCCGCAGGTTGTCGATCACCGAGTAATCGATGGCCTGAAGCGTGTTCACCTGCGCCTGGGCAAGGGTGATCGGCACGGTCAGTCTCCAGTTTCAGGGGCTACGGCTTGGTGTAGTGCTGGGCCACCGCTGCCCCGAGTGATGTCGGTCGGGTCTTGGATTCGCCGCGCGCACCCTGCGAAGGGTCCGGCTTCGGCACCGCCGGTTTCGCCGGCGCGGTCGGGAAGTCCCGCAGGATCTCGTCGGCGTCCGCCGCGAGCTCTTCCTTGGTGGTGCCGACCAGACGCTTGGCCTGAGCGGGCGTGAGGCCCTTCTCGTGGGCCACCTCGAGGCGCGTCGCGCGCAACTCGGCGTCCACGGCGCGCTGCTCAGCGGCAGCGCGCTTCTCGGCCTCGGTCTTGTCCGCGTCAGCCCGGTCCTGCTCGGCCTTGCGGTACTTCGCCAGCTCCTTCTCGGCCGCCTTGCGCGCCTCGCGCTCGGTGGCCAGCGCCTTCTTGCCGGCATCGCCGAGCTGGTCGGCCTCGGGCTTTGGATCGGCCGGCGGGTCGCCCGCTGGCTTCGTCTCAGGCTCGGCCGGCTTCTCGGCTTCGGGAACTTCCGGGGCGGGTGCGGTCATCGCGACCTCTTCGGTTGTCGACCGGCATCGCGCCGAGTCGGGTCTATTGCTGCTCCCCAACTTGGGAGTGGTCTTTGGGCGGTTGCCACGGCGGGATCGGGCCACCGACGGGCTCGACCAGGATCGGCGGGGTGTAGTCGCCGTTCTGGCGGTCCTGGACGCGTTTCTCGGCCTCAGTCACCGAGCACCTCCACGTCGAGGTAGCGCGCGCCTCTCGGGCCGATGCCCCGGTCCGCGACGACCCGCAGGCGCCGGCCGCGGCCGAACAGGACCTCAGCCTCCGCATCCGCTCCGGACGCCTGCACCGCTGGGGCGCCCTTGGGGGCGAGGATGCGCATCACCAACTGGGAGCTGCCACCGGCGGCGAAGGTCAGCGCGTCGCGAGCCCGCGTCGTCGTCGACAGGTAGGCGTCCTCGCGCCACACCATCCCCGTCAGGTCACCCGACAGCCGCGACCCGAACAGCTTCGACGCGTTCAGCACGCCGCGATGAACCAGCACGTCGCGGTCGAGGCGGCTGGCGGCCATCGCCTGATCGAGGCCCGCTATCAGCGGTGTGACGTCGGCCGGGCTGTAGCCGTAGGGCAGCATCACGCCGCGCAGGTGGTTGTTGACCGCGGCGTACTCGGCGCCGCTGTACTTGTAGACCGCCGACGACATCTCCGCGGTGAACTCCGCCGGGCGCGACTTGCGATCCCGGCCGAACCTCGGCGCGGCCAGGGCCGCCTCGTCGGCCGCCGCCGCCGCGGCGCGCTGGTCGAACGTCAGAGCCGGCCGCGGGCGAGCAGACGACGTCGGCCGCTCGAGCAGGTAGCCGTTGCGGTACAGCAGCCGCAGCGCCTCGTCGCGGTCGTCGCCGGCGATCTGGTAGATCTGCTCCGGCATCAGCCGCGGTGCCCGGCCCCTCAGGCGGCGGCCCGCCAGTCCGCGACGGGTCGTGCCCTCCGTGCTGGTGAGCAGCTGCAGGCCGCCGACATTCGTCGCCTGCAGGCGGCCGATACCGCGGCCGCCGCGCAGAACCTTCACCTCGGCGGCCGTCACCCGCCCACCGGCCGGGGCGAGACCCGCAGCACCGCGGCGCACGTTGACGACCTGGTTCATGTCGGCGCCGTCGCGGATCGCCTGGGCGCCCGCGATGGTGAAAACCTTGTTCTGCTCAGCCTCGGACATCGACTCGAACAGCTTCTTCGGATTGGTCCGCAGGTCCTCGAGGTTGTCCTCGGGCGCGGGCACATGCACGCAATCGCAGTTCGGATGACGTTCGAAGCCGTCGTTCCAGGCGTAGAACTTGCCGGCCAGGATGATGCACCGCGAGCACGACGGCAGCGTCAGCATCCGCACGTAGCCCTGCAGGTGCCGCTCGGCGGCGACGTTCACCCCGTCGGCGACCCGCCCGGCATCGGCGACCTGGGTGCGCACGATCAGGTTGGCCGACAGTGCGCCGGCGCCCATCGCCTCGGAGGTCGTGCCGCCGTCGCGGATCGTTTCCAGGGCGGCGATGGCCGGCTGGTAGATGAGATCGTCCAGTGCCCGTCCGTCCGACGCCACCGCGACCAGCGAAGCGGGGCGCAGGCGGCCGTCACCGGCCGGCAGGAGCCCGTACTCCTTCAGCACGACGTCGAGGTACGGGCCGGACTCGTCGGCAGCGAGGGCCTGGGCGCGGGCCACAACCGTCACCGCGTCGGGCAGCAGCGCCTGCCAGGAGGTCGCGATGTTGCCGCGGTCGACCCGCGACCACAGCTTGACGACCTCGAGGGCAGCCCGCTTCGCGATACGGCCCCGCCGCCGCAGGTGCGCCCTCGCGAGCTCGAGCACCCGGCGGACGCCCACGGGCTACGCCGCCGTCGGTTGCGTGCTAGCCGGCGCGGCGGGGAGCTGCTGGCCAGCGGAACGCGAGAGCGCACCGAGCGGGTCGAGTTCCGCCTGCTTCTCGTCGTCGGCTTCCATCCGGGAGATCTGAGCGTCCGTG